TCGTAGTGCAATGGAAGCAGACCTAAGTACTGCTCCTATCGCCTCTGCGGCTCAACTTCAAATCATCGGCCCGTCCTTGACCGTTGGCGAGACTTTCGACACCTCTGCAGCAGGTACTAACCTGTATGTTCTGGTGAAGGAATCTTACTTCGTGCTTGGCACTGGCGTAGCCTAGGAGGCTTAGACAATGGCTGGAGTAGTAACTTCTGGTTCATTTGCCAAGGCCCTATGGCCTGGTGTAAACAAGTTCTATCAACAAGACTATGAAGATTGGTCTACTGAGTACACTGAAATCTTCGACATTGAGTCCTCGCGGAAGCAATTCGAAGAAGACGTTGGTGTATCGCAGTTCGGTTTGGCAGGCGTCAAGCCGGAAGGTCAGTCGATTGAGTATGATGACACTGAGCAGAACTTCATCGCTCGCTACGTACACAAGGTGTACGCAAAAGGGTTCGTTGTAACCCGCGAGATGGTGGACGACGATCTGTATGGCGTCATTTCTCGTCGGCAAGCCCGATCACTCGCACGGTCTTTGCGACTCACCAAGGAAACGGTCCACGCTAACGTCCTTAACAATGGCTTTAGCGCAACCCAGACGATGGGTTCGGACCACGATGGAGTGGAGCTATTCTCTAGCTTGCACCCCTACGGTCCTTACGGTGGCACGTTCGCAAACGAACTCGGCACCCCTGCGGACCTCTCTGAGGCAGCGTTGGAAGACATGCTCATTCTTATCTCTCAAGCTAGGGATGCGCGTGGACTCCAGATGCAGCTTCATGGCCGCAAGCTGGTTGTGCCGCCACAACTGATGTTCATCGCTTCTCGAATCCTCGATTCTGAGTTGCGCTCTGGCACCAGTGACAACGACGTCAACGCGATTAAGCATGGCAACTACTTGCCGGAAGGGTTTGTGGTAAACCACTACCTGACCGACACTGATGCCTGGTTCCTCAAGACTAACTGTCCTGACGGAATGAAGAGCTTCAATCGCCGTGGCATGCAGTTCGAGCCTGACAACGATTTCGATACTGAAAACGCTAAGTTCAAAGCAACTGAGCGCTACAGTGTTGGTTGGTCAGATCCTCGCGGCATGTACGCGTCGGAAGGGTCCGGTTAATAACCGCCCAGAATGGGAGGGGCTTCGGCCCCTCTTGTTCATTTAATAACGCTGTACGTTATTAATGTACAAGCACAAAACCTATACATCCTATGGGCTAGCACCCCACAGGAGTTGACGCCCGACAGGGCAGGAACATAATTATGGCTACTTCTCATTTCAGCGGTCCCATTGCTCTTGGAGCCGCTTCTATGCCGTTGTCTACGGACGCTAACGGCTTGTCTGCTGCTACAACCCTGACGGCAGATCAATCAAACGGTATGCACTACATCCTCGACGGAGGCACTGGCTTTGGGATTACCCTGCCTGCTCCCACTCAAGGATGGCGGTGCAAGTTCACCATTGGTGCAGCCTTTACCACTGACTTCGTGTTTACCGCTGGCACTGCGGACACCTTTGAGGGCTGTATCATCGAAGCGGGCGCGGTACAGGACGTAGACGCTGCCGACACGATTACTCTGGAAGACGGTGTTGAAAACATCGGTGACTTCATTGAGTTCTGGTCAGACGGAACGAGTACGTTTGTATTCGGTAACTTCCTGACTGCCGCTTCAGTCACCCCGGCTGGCTAATAGGAGGGCTTTATGCCTAGATTACGATCATGGGATATTGATCCCGTTGATGTCGATCCTGATGGCATTGCCGAAGCGCAAGCAGTTGCGGGAGCTGGTAATCTTAGCTTGGACGGGGTCCTGGTCTCCGGTGGTGTTTACACTGCCGGGGACGGGGATGCTGCTAGGCAGATCTCCATCACCTCAACAGGGAATGACAGCGCGAGAACCATAACGGTTACCGGGACGGATGCCGACGGCAGGCCTCAGACTGAGGCGATTGCTGGTCCGAATACGACTAGTGAGTCCGCCAAGTACTGGAAGACTGTCACGCAGATTGCGGTGGACGACGCTACGGTTGGCAACATAAGCGCGGGAACGGTGGATGAACTATCTACCCGAACCTACATGTTAAACCGCCACTCCCCCGCAGGCGCTCTGGTACACCTACAGGTGACAGGCACCATTGATGCGACGGTTCAACTGACGGCTCAAGACCTGCAGCACGGAGCCACGATTGGTGATCAGGAGGACATCGTCTGGATGAACTCCCAGGACACTGATCTGGTGAACGCTACGGCCAACGCCATCGGTAACCTAGACGTAGGGGCTAACGCCATGAGAGTTCTGGTTAACAGCCACTCTTCTGGCGGTGAGGTCCAGGTCTACGTCTCTAATAGTGAGAACGCTAGTTGAAGATCAGGTTAATCTCTGTTCCCCATTCGGGAACAAGATTCCTGCAACAGCTTCTAGAGCCATCACACCCTAACCTGATAGCGGAACACTGGCTGAGATACAGGGGCGTGGTTCCTGCCGCGTTTGACTGTGACTTAGTCGTTGTTCCCATCAGGCATCCTATCGACGTATACCGAGGATTCTGGAAGAGATCGAAGATGGGGCCTGAGTATTTCGATGCTTGGGAAACTCTTCAAGAGGCGTATGAGTATTCTCCTGTGTTGATGCGGTTTGTCCCGATAGACCGTTTTGACCGGGACGACTACCTCGCCATGCTCGGCCAAGACCTTGGTATCAAATTTGATACAGACTGGGGACCCATTGGGATGAAAGAGGACGGTGTTCTCGCTCCCCCGATCAACCTGTCCTCTGTCTTCAAACTAGACGTCGTTAAACAGTTCTACGAGGGGTAGGTATGAGACGTAAACGACACGCCCGGAACGAATACATTCCTGGTGACCACAACGTAATTGAGCAGATTAATGGCTTCAAGAGGAAGCGGTCTGAATGTCGTATGCGTTGGGATAATGTCTTGATGACGGAGGAGGACTGGGAGGAGCGACACCCCCAGGACTTCCTCCGGTCTCGCAAGGATAAGATTAAAGTGCGGGATGCCCGCCCTGAGGCGGAAGATGTCTTTGAATCACAACCAGTGAGCGCCAATGACCTTTGACCACAGCGTAAATGCAGCAGACATAGTTCGAGACGCCCTGCTCCTTATTGGGGGTGTGGGTGAGGATGAACCTGTCTCTGGGCAAGCCACAACGGACGCAATACGTTCACTGAACAACATGGTAAAGGCGTGGCAGAACCAGGGCTTTCACCTCTGGACCCGGGATGAGGTGGTAGTCTTTGGGGTGGCGGGCCAGGAGTTGTACAAGCTCGGGCCTAGTGACACCCACGATCACTGGGCAGAACTGGACAGCGACTTCATACAAACCACAGTAAACGGGGCTATTACATCTGGTGTAACAGTCGTTGTTGGTTCCTCTACAGGGATGGCCCAGGACGACTTCATTGGGATAGAGCAGGAAGACGGCACCCGTCACTGGACGACCATTGATAACATCGTGGGAACGACCCTCACGATCAAGACAGCAATCACTGACACGGTTGCTGACAACGCCTCTGTCTTTACCTATACCGCCCGCCCACAGCGCCCCCTGAGGCCGCTACACGCCCGTAGGTCTATCCTGGATGGCAATGATGTGCCTATGTCTATCGAGCCCTTAGAGGAGTATCAGGATCAGCCGAACAAGACAACGTCAGGAACGCCTGTCTTTATTTCGTTTAAGCCGACTCTAGTTGCGTCAACGCTTTATGTGTGGCAACCCCCAGGCAGTGTGAAGCACCTGATAAAACTAACCGTTGAGTCCCCCATTGCTGACTTCGACGCATCCTCGGATGAACCGAACTTCCCCATTGAATGGGCTGAGTGTTTAACCTACAACCTTGCGGTGAGACTAGAGCCTCAATACCGGCAGCTCGATAATCTACGGAGGGCTGAATTAAGGGCCTCAGCGGAACTCATGCTGGAGGAGGCCTTGATGTTCGACTCCGACGTAGGCTCCTGGTATCTACAGCCGAATATGACTGATAGATGACCGCTCTCCAGATTGCAGATGGAGCCTATGACATTGGCTCTACCCCTATTACGGCGCAGGAGTGCGTAAACCTCTACCCTGAGATTGTTGAGGGTCGAGGGCGGGCTGAGAGAGTCCTCCGGTCCACTCCTGGGCTGAAAACATTTGCGTCCGTAGGTTCAGGCCCCATCAGGGGTATGAAGCTAATGGACGGGGTGCTCTACGTTGTTTCGGGCACCTCTCTTTATTCTGTGTCATCCCTAGCTGTCGTGACCAATCTCGGTTCTCTCCCTGGGATTGGTCGCGTAGGGATGGCCTTTAACAATGTCTTTGAGCTAATCATCGTCAACGGAACGACGGAAGGATGGCTCTATGACACCACGAATGGATTCAGGGCGATCACCTCCGAGAACTTTCCCGGTGGAGATGTAGTCCACGCCCTGGATTCTTACTTCATCGTCAATAAACCAGGTACTCAGGAGTTCTGGATTTCAAATTCAGATGACGGAGAAACCTGGACTGGAACGGACTTCGCCTCGAAAGAAGGCTCCCCTGGGAATCTCATTACCCTAATCCCCAATCACAGGGACCTCATGCTCTTCGGGGAGAAGACGCTCGAATTCTGGCGGAACACGGGGGACCCTGACTTCACCTTCACAAGACAAGAGGGCACGTTTCAGGAGAGAGGGTGTATCGCCAAACACTCCGTTGCTGCTTTAGACAATACGGTATACTTCTTGGGTGATGACAGAATCGCGTACAGGATCGAAGGGCTCACCCCCGTCAGGATCTCAAACCACGGCTTCGAAGAAGCGATGGAGAATTACTCGCTGGCTGAGATTCAAAGCGCTACCGCCTTTGCGTATACGGCCCGAGGACACTACTTCTACGTCGTAAGTATCAAATCTGATACATGGGTATATGACGCTACTTACTCCCAGCAGACGGGACGTTCCACATGGCACAAGCGTAGAACGGGAATAGGCGAGTTCCGCTGGAGGGCTGAGAGTTACGAGAGCGCCTTTGGCAGACACCTCGTGGGTGATAGGTCTCAAGGGATCATTTGGGAGCTAGACAACCAAACCTTCACCGATGGTGGAGAGAAGATACAACGCATCAGAACGCTGCCCCCGCTGTTCTCAGACATCCGCCCCGTGTCCATACCACGGGTGGAGCTTAGGATTGAGGCGGGCGTGGGGAATAGTGACGTTGATGACCCTCAGGTATGGCTGGAGATCTCCAAGGATGGGGGCAGGACCTGGAGTTACCGGGCTTTAAGGAGTGCGGGTGAGGTCGGAGAATACCGCAGTCAGCTCGTCTGGAGACGACTAGGTCGGGCGAGGGACTGGGTGTTGAGGTTCACCACCACCGACGAGGCGAAGGTCACATGGATTGAGGCCTATGCGGATGCAGAGGTTGGAGTGGGTTAGTGGCAGTTAGTGTAGCTGGCCCCCGGTCCATTATTAACATTGGGTACTACACCGATCCAACGGGGAAACGGCATACTGTAGAGATTTCCCGCGAGGCCTATGAGTTTCTAAAAGACTTATGGGCTAGAACGGGCGGTGACTCTGACCAGATTGCCGCATCTGGAGAATACAACCAAGGAGGTTCTGGAGCGGTAACTCGCTCAGTGTCCAGCCGACTGTCTGACCGGGTTTCTGTAAAAGACTTCGGGGCGGTAGGCAACGGAACCACGGATGACACAACGGCCTGTCAGAATGCCCTGGACTACATGCTGTCTTCTGGACGAAGGGGAAATCTATTCTTCCCCCCGGGGGATTATCTGATCTCAGACACCCTGACAGTTGAGGGTTTGAGTATTGGGGTAGAAGGGGAGGCTTCAGAACTCTCCTCTGTCATTACCGCCGCTCATCTCTCCGGTCCTGTATTCCGCATGAAGGACAGGAACGCTGTCTGCCGGTTCCTCAACATCACTTCGACGTCTGCGAGGCAGGCTGCGGCCCTAAGTGACAATCACGGCATTCTGATTGAAGCCGATGATGTGGCGGGACAAGCTGCGGATCGAGGTTTATACGACAACCTGTATATCCAGAAGCAGCCCGGTCATGGGATTGTGGTGATTGGGGCGTCTTATCACTGTAGCTTCAAACGCTCGATCA